ACCTTTGGCTACAATTTTATGATATCTTTAATGGTATTCTAATAATGGATTATATTAATTGGTTTTCTATAAAAGCTACAAATCGCTTCGTTTCAGGCCCTGTCAACCACACCGGCCGCATGGGTCAGTTCTACTATATCCGCAACATACTCGCAAACGTCACAATCCATTGATAATCCACGCATATAACCACAATTGGATACCATTTAACACGATGTTTATAGGACGGCAAAACATACCGGCTATATAGGCGTGGTCAACACACTTCGGAAATATTCATCCGGTAAACGCACGCCCGGGTTTTTATTTTCTTCGTATATAATATAGGAAAAAAAATGTACACAAAAAGATTAATAGATATGAAAAATGAGAAAAAGGAATTGACGTATAAATGTAAAAATTTATGTTGTGAATTAGGAGAAGCATCTTTTAGAATTTATAGACTTTATGATTTCCCGAATACCGAATATAATGATGTTTATACAGAAATGTTGCGTAAGATACTACTTGAATGGAAAAAAGATGAATTTAAACGAGAAAATTATAACAAATTAGAAAATTTCAGTCAATTTCCACAAGACGGATCGTCAGAATGCTTAGATCTTGTGATGGATGATTTAATTGAAATTGATAGAATATTCACAGATATCGTAGAATTTCAGAAAACGTTGGATGCATACGAAAGAGCATACATAAGATTAAAGTTCTTGGAAAGTTATATATTGTTTTAAATTCATTCTTAAAACGCGCATTGCGGGCTATAAGAAAAAATATTATATACATCAACATTATATGAATATGATAAAATGTGTTTGTGGAAAAGTATTACTCGAAAAGAATTTAGAAAAACATTTAACACAAAATGCTCACATTCGAAGAATATCAATTATGAATAATAATAATGTTTATTACAAAGGGTTTAACCACAAATGTAGATCATGTGATGAAATTTTAAAGAATACTGGTGAAGGAAAACCATGTTTGGCGCATTCCGCTGAATATAAAAATAGGTATTATTCCAGATATTAATTTTATAAATATAATGTATATGATATGTCATTATTTACATTATTGACAAAAAGTGAGCCGGATATATGGTTAGAATACACAATTAATTTCATAATGGATACAAAGTATTTCCTAGATGATTTGTTCAAAATAAACTGCAAAATAATGTTACAAATATTTAATGATTCAAAACATGCAATGAGATTATGTATTTACACAGATGATAAAATATTTGGATATATTCATTATGGAGACAAATTGAGGATAAAAATTAAAAATAAAACAGGAAAATATAAAATATGTTTACCAGAAAATGTGTCATCTGAAATAGAATCAATAAACTTAATGATAAAAAGATTGCTATAAAATTAAAAATATTCTCTTTTTCTGATATTTATTGCTATGCCTTGTTTTGCAGCTTTCTCTTTGGATTCATTAAATGTTTTTTTATCATAGTAATAATATTTTTTACCTTTATTACCCCACCTTAGGTAATTACCTATTTTATCTAATCCTGATTGTATTGGCATATACATCACATTTATATAATATTTATTACACTAATCCAGCTTTTTTGTCTTTCCAATAATCAGGATTATCTCCGTGTATTATATCCATAACTCGTGTATCATGTCCATATTTTGTGTCGTAATTTTCGGCATCATCTAATACTAAATCTCTTTCTTCATCACTTAATTTGTCTAACATTCTATTAAACAATTTTTTATCTTTTTGAAATGCAGATATTGGATGTTGCATTAGGAATTTATCTATATTGACATTCCATTCTCCTGGAGTCCTATTAACATATTTTCCCTTAGATTTTGCTTCTACGTATCCAGCAGATATGATATTATTTGTAGATAATTTTATTTTTGGAATTTCATCAGGAGATCTTCTTCTCAAAGAATATGTCATAATATCTGGTAATATGTATCTTGGAGGTGGATTCAAATTTACTTCATTTAGGTAAGAAATAGTAATATAATTTATTTTTGGTTTAAGATAATCAGAATTCAAATGTTCCAATAAATCAATTATTTTATCCCTATCTTTTAAACTAATTATCTTATTTATTATTGAAATTATTGAATTTAACTCATCTTCACTGAATTGTAATATATTTACCAATCTACCTTTTATTAAATCCAATTCATGTCTAATTGTTCCAATTGGTATAGTTTTAACTTTTTCGAAAATTAATAATAATACATCAATTTCACTTTTTGCTTGATATAATGCAGAAACATCTGATGATAATATCGGTATAATTTTTGCCAACATGTGAACATCCCTTTGATTTCTTGCTAATGAATATATTCTTTTTACCATTTTAAACGGAGAATAATAATAATTACTGCAATACAATTTTTCGATTTCTTTTGGGAGTTCTAGTTTCAAATTATTTTGTTTGCTTGTATCGACATTAATCCAGTTTTCAGGTCCACCAACTTCTAATGCAACAAAGTTTGTCATTTCAATAAATCTATCATTATACAACAATAATACGTCAATCTTAACAGCAGTTTTATCATGTAATGCTTCAAATAATGTAAATGTTTTTCCACTTGATATTTTTTTACCAGATAATATTTCACTGGATGTCCATCTCAATACTCTCCTTTCTCTAAATATGTTAAATATAACATCATAATCGTCTCCAGTCTTGATGTAATTATTAAATACTTTTGATATTTTAGATAATTCATTTTTGTCAAATAATCCCCTTTTAAAATACTCAATCGCTATTTTTTCAAGATCTGGATTAATAACATAATTACCATTCCTACATTCACCAATATCAATATCATATCTATGATCCAATCCACATTTAAATTCAGAAAAATAATGTAATTTGGATGCCAATATATCTTTTACAACTCTTTTTAAATTTTTAATAAAAGAATTAATAACAGAATCCACTGAATGTTGACCAACATATTCCTCTATTAAATCGACATCTCCTGGATATTTCTGTATTTTATAAATGAAACTACCGAATGGAACTGCCATACCTTTTGGAAAAAATGATAACATTTTAATATTATTTTTTAAATCCGCAGAATATGATTCAATCGGTTTAGTAGATATAAATGGGGTAATATTTTTGTAAGGATCTAATGTTGTATAGGACATATAACATTATATGATATAAAAGTTTGATGATTTTTAAATGTCTCCAAAAATTAAAGAACCAATAAATTCATCTTCCATTTCTTTTTTCGTTTTAGATTTTGCCTGAGCCTTTGCTTCCTTTTCGGCTTTTCTTACTTTCTTCCCTTTTCTAGCTTTCTTTTGTGCTTTTACTTTATTAGGATATTTCAAAAAATATAAAGGAGATGCTTCCTGAATTGCTTCCTTATAAGATACACCTGGATGACTTTCCCTATATTCCTCCACAAACTCAGCCCAATCTGATTTTTGTTTTCTTGCTGGTTTTTTTGCTGGCTTTTGTTTTACCACTGGTTTTTGATCTTTTGGAGCTTTTGCTGTCTTTTTGACTTTCGCGGGTCTTAATCTTCCAACCATCCTATCATAAGCTTCTGCTTTTTCAGCAACTGTTAATTTAGTCCCTTTATTCTCTTTAAGGAATTGTACCCATGGATTGTTTTTAACTTTTGTAGAAGCCAAAGCTCCTTTTCTATGAACTGCTTTTTCTTCATCAGTTAATTTTTTTCCTAGGGCATATCCGCCTAAACCAGCCCCCATAGCAATCCTTTGTCTAAGAATTTCATCTATTCTTTGTTTCAAATACTGATCACCCATATATGTTACTATATATTTTAAATTCTATACAGAATTAAAAATAGCTACTAAAATAATTTAATAATGTTTTAATCGTCTTTGAAGTTGTGCTTTAGTAATTCTCTTACCTCCAACAACATCTCCAGCTAAAACACCAGCTGCAACTCCACCATCTTCTCCTAATCCGAATAAATGTGCGACACCACTTGCTGCTTGAGCATATGGATGTGGAATATGTCCTAATGTAGTTGATATACCTTTATTAGCAACGAAATCTTTCAAAGCTGGCAACACTTTTTTACTGAAGAAATCTTTTATTCCACTGAAGAAATTACCACCTTGAACATCTTCAACATCATGATAACTGAGTCCAGGTTTTGATTGGGCATCCAAAATATCTTGAGATGAAATAACACCAATATTAATCATGGCACGACCCATTTGTGGAATAGTAAATGTTCCTTCCAAAACTGGAACCAAATACAAAACTGGATACATTGTTCTAGCAGATATATTTTTAAATGTAACCTGAACTTGCAACATAAATTGTCCTAATTTACCAGGGGCATCTAATGCATCCAATCCAATATCAGTCGCAAACTCGATACAAATTGGACCTCCAGATGTTGCCACATGAGTTTGATCCGATTTCATACCTTCTCCTGACCATTGAGTCCAAGACATATTCAAATGATTTTTAACAGACATTTTATATAACTCTTGTGGAGATGCAGATGCCAATAAACCATTTTTGTTCATCCATTGGATTGAAATATTTGAAATTGGACAAAATGTATCGGTAATTGAGGCATCATTGAATAATATTTGATTACTTTCCCTAATGTAAACATATAATCGTCTTGGGATAGAACTCAATTGAATATTATTTGAATATGCTACAGTTGACACAGCAGTTGTAGGGGATGATGCGGCGGCAATAGGATTTAATTGAGTTGGATATCTTTGAACATCAAAATATGGATAAGTTAATGCTTGATTTGGACCAATGATTTGAGTTTCTTGTGGAGTAATATAATTGATCAACATAAGTGGAGCATTTCCTGCAAAGAATGGAGAAGTTGGTGCTCCAGATGCCATACCTCCGAAAACGATACTTGCACTTGTAAATGGAACAGTTCCAGTAGCATTAGTCATGTGGGACCAAACACGATTAGCCATATTATTAACAAAAGTGATATTGAAATCCATTGAAGTAACATTGTATAATCCAAGACTTTCTCTGTCTCCAAAACAAAATGGAGGCAAATACAATGGTTCAGTAACTGCTAAATCAATAATAGCTGTAACTGAATCAACACCATTTCCTGTTGGATTTTGCACAACAAAATATTTAAATGCTCCTCGTTGTTGAACACATTCATCGGTTCCATTATCATAACCACTTAATGGATTTCTAACTTCTCCTTCCAATGCACTATATTCTTGAGTTTGATCTGGATAATTTGGTGTTGTACTCCAGTCTCCATTCTTAAGTTTAACATCAGAATTAAATCTGCTCAAACAATGAATAACATCTGCCAAATTGATATTAACACTTTGATTGTTAATAGTAGCTGACAATGTATCAATACTTGACGATAATGGCAATGATCTGGGTGCATCTTTTGCTTGAACAATCAATTTATTTCCGTTTAATGGGACACCTGTATAGGTAAGTCTCATTGGTAAATAAAATTTAATGTTTCTTGAAATGAATACACCAGCAGAAGGAGGTGGGCAACTGAATTGAATACTAGATGTATTTATAGATGTGCTCGTCCAACTCTTAGATGTGAATTGAGATCCACTTTTTAAGACAGCATAATCTGGTGTTCTTGCTATAACTCGTGGATCTTGAACCAATACAGGATTTAATTTTTGGTAACTTAACGACATATCTTATATAATTATAAAATATATTTTTATTATTTCAATAATAGATTCATTGGCTTATATAATGATTTTCTGAAAAATCCTAATTTTATATTAGCTTCTTGGAATTGAGTAATTGATATTGGGAAAATTTGTCCGTCAGTAGTTTCCCAAAAAAGCTGTAAGTCTATTTTTTGTAAAGGTGCACTAGATATCATATCAATTAATCTATATTGAGATGCCGGAACATAATAAGCTATTTCTCTAGCTTGACCTTGTCTTGTTATTTGAGGGATAAAATCAGTTAAAATTGGGAATTGAGTATCGTTATTAGCTCCTGCAATAGTCCATTCATAAGCGACAGGAATTGAATTAGTAGTAATAAGTATTTTTCTTAAAGATGACCATCTACCTAAAGTACTATATTCTTGTTCATATTGATAAAATTCTGGGACCTGATAAACCGATTGAGTATATCCAGTAACTGGCGGAGTAAGAGGACCAGTTATAATAGTTGGACCATTTGGATAGTAAGGATGTGTTAAATCTGTAAAAACAAAATCGAAATCTCTTCCTTGTGGCTTATTAACACCATAAAACTTCACTTGAATTCCTTCAAAATATGAAATACACGACGCATTCATATAAATAATTGGAGGATTCATTCCAGTATTGTATGCTGTACTTACTATCAATGATATTAATCCAGTTGCATTATTCAATGTAAAATAAGGAGCAGCTCCTCCAACCCCAGCTGCTAGATGAGAACTAAGTAATGAATTGTTTACCATATTAAGTAATACTTGATATGTAAAACACCAATAATATCTATTATATGGATCATTATTAATTACTGGAGGAGGGTATAATGTAGTAGATGAGTTTGGAATATAAATAACCGGAGATGGATAATTAGTTCCAGAAAATGATATTCCAAAAATAAAAGGTGTAAGATTAACATTAGTATTTGGAAGTGGAACAATTGGCATTATCATTATTGGGACAACATTTAATGGAATATCAAATCTTATAACAGAACAATAATAATCGCTTGCTTTATCAAGAAGTGGTATTCTATTTGTGATAGAAAAGGATGCTGGATTTTGAAATGGTAATGTTTGCGCCTGCCCCAAATTATTATTAATGGTAATGTTAACATAAATATTGTCTCTTCCATTATCATTGTCTTTTACAACTTTCATCATATATATTGCCCATATTTTATTTTTTCTCATACAGTGTCTTCTTCAGAAACGCCACTTTCATATAAACATTTTGGAATTCTCCGAGGATAAGAGGAAATACTGCACCTGTTTTTGTTTCCCAATATATTTGAAAATCTAATTTTTGTATAGCAGCATCAGATGTCATATCAATTAATTTATATTGGGATTGTGGATCATATTGGGCAACTTGTCTATCCTGTCCTTTATCTCCTATTTTTGGAACAAAATCAATTAAAATGGGAGAATTTGTATCTGTACCTGTATTTAAACTCCATTCATATAAAATTGGGATAGTATTTGATGTAACCACAATTCTTTTTAATGATGACCATTGACCTAATGTGCTAGCCGATTGTTCAAATTTATAATAATTGGCAATTGAAAATGGTGTATAAACATTTGGGAAAATAAAATCATAATCTCTACCATCTGGCCTATTTATTCCGTAATATAATGTTTGGAAATTACCAAAATACGAATATGATGATGAATTCATGTATAAAATTGGAGGATTTACACCAGTTGATAACATAAGGGTATTTACTATTAATGATATTAATCCGCTTTCGGCGTTTAACATAAAATATGGAGGAGTAACTGCAGGATATGCTGCTGCTAATCCAGCTAAATTCCAAGAATTAGTTAATGCTTGATTTGCCATTTTAAGGAATGCCTGATATGAGTATATCCAATAATATGGATCTGAAGAATTCTCTGTTACAGTTGGAACTGGATATGCATTTTGTGGTTCGTAAATAATTGGTGCAGATGTTCTGGTTCCACTGTAAAAAAATCCAAAAACACAAGGAGACCAATCCGGAGTAACATTTAATGGCGGAGCCCTAATTGGCATAATCATTACTGGTATTGTATTTAACGGAATTTCTAATCCTAAGATTGAACAATAATACTCACTAGCTTTATTAACAATTGGGTTCCTATTTGTAGTAGAATAAATTGCTCTTGATTGTTCTAAACTAGTTTGCAAATCTCCTAAACTATTTGTCATCGAAACATTAACATAAACATTATCTTTGTTGTTGAGCATCTATTATATACATCAATATTTTATTTATCAATTAATAAATCCCTTAATTTTACATTCATTTTCGCATAAACTTGACATAACCTTGTTTTTTTGTGATGACTTTGATAATGTCGTTTTACAATTTCTCCACATACTGTGCATTCGATGTTATCGTATGGCATTTTCTTAGGTTTTATTTCCCTATTTTCCTCAATTGCCCTTTTATATAATTGTTGTCCGATTGGATATCCGATGTATTTAATTTCATCTCGGTCGTATGCTAAAACTGGAAGTCCTAGTGATAACCTTTTCTGGATGGATTGAAAGTCCATAGTATTCATATACTATTCATAGTACATTATAATTATCAAAAATTAATTTATTTTTTAAATGTATAGATGTTAAATTACACAACCGGTGTACAAATTGCGAAAGTTTATGGATTAAAAGGCGATAAAACAGGTAAACAGTTATATTTAAATGCTAATAACAATGATGATAGACAACCAATAATTCAAAATGTTAGGGTTGAACCCAGATTAAATCCATTTGAACGTACTGTTTCGTATATTGCTGGACCATCTGGATCTGGAAAAACCAGTTATGCATTAAATATAATAAAACCATACTTGGAATTATATCCAGACAAACCATTTTTTCTATTTAGTCGTACTGATTATAAAGATGATCCTGCATACAAAGGATTAAAACCATTGCAAATTCCGATAAATGAATCAATTATAACACATCCAATTGATATTACTAAAGAATTAGTCGGAGGATCAATAGTATTTTTTGATGATTGCAATACAATTCATGATGATAAAATGAGAAAATCTATCGAAAAATTAATTGCAGATATTTTAGAAGTTGGTAGAAAATTAGATATTACTATTGTTATCACATCTCATTTAGTAATACCTAATGAAAAAAAGATGGCTAGAACTATATTGAATGAGATGCAATCATTAACTGTATTTCCAAAAAGTGGAAGTAGTCAACAAATAAGATACTGTTTAAAGCAATATTATGGAACCACAAACAATCAGATCGATAAAATATTGGGATTAAAATCCAGATGGGTTACTATATCAAAAAGCTACCCTAATTATGTTCTTTATGATGGAGGTTGTTTTATTTTATAGTTTATATATATGGATAAGTTTTTAGAGAAATATGAAAATATCCCATTATCAAATACAAGAATCAGTCAATTATTAGATCATAATGTAAAAATTGAGGTTTATCCAAATTTACACAAATATAATAATATTGATGAATTATTGGGAACATATGGTGCATGTGTATTATTATTTGAATCTATGCCAAAATATGGTCATTGGTGTTGTATATTTAAAGTTAGTGATGAATTAATAGAATTTTTTAATCCATATGGAACTATAGCTGAAGGATGGCCAGATGATTGTTTAACGCATATTCCAGAAGAATTCAGAAAAATAACAAATCAATTAATCCCAAAATTATCATTATTAATGTTAAATAGTCCATATGAATTATCTTACAATGAATATCCATTTCAAAAACATGAAAGTGATATAAAGACTTGTGGGAGACATTGTGTGGTAAGATTAAGAAATAAACACATGGAATTAGAAGAGTATTTGGATTACCTAAATTTTGAATGTGATAAATATAATATAAATTACGATAAACTCGTAACTTTATTAACGCTTTAATATAAATAATTCTATTTGTATTATATATATGTCGGTAACCGAAATCTTTCTTGGAACGGATAATTACTATGATTTGTTTTGTAATTCAATAACTACGAGAGTTCCAATAGGAGGGAATACAGGTCCACAAGGTCCAACAGGTCCAAGTCCAGGTCAAACTGGTCCAACTGGTCCTGGAGGTGGAGACCAAGGTCCAACCGGTGCGACTGGAATTAAAGGTGATACTGGTTTTGCGGGATTAACTGGATATACTGGTGCTCAAGGGCCTATCGGACAAACTGGTGCAACTGGATTAACTGGAGATACTGGATTTGCTGGTCCTCAGGGAGCTGTTGGACATACTGGGCCATCAAATGCACTACTTGCTTATAGTTCTATTACAAATACATCTGAGGCAGGAAATCAAATAATAGCAGCAGGCGCAAATATGACATTTGATCAAGGAAC